TAAATCAGTTCGTAAGATCAAAGGATTGATTGAAGCAAATGGCGGTAACACAGACAACTGTGACCCTATATTCATTATACTTGGAGAGTTAAACAACGGAAACCACACTCTCACTGCTGCATCAGAATGTTCAAAAGTAATTGATATACCAGTTGCAATCTTGCCTGACGATATTGCTTTGACTCTATCTGAACTTGAGATTGATTACTTATCTAAACTTGCTAACAGAGAAGATGAGAAGCACAAAACATCAAACAGTAAGAAAGATATTGTAAAGACTCTTGTTAAGAACAAACTTGCAGACCCAAAGTTCGACTTTGATTCAGCAAGATGCCTTGCAATTCTTGAAGGTCTATTAGTTAGAACCAAGAATGAACAGAACAGTATCAAGAAAATGGCGAAGTCTCAGTATATTACTGAAAAGAATCGTCTTGAAGGTAAGGTTCGTATTAATTGGGAACTAAAATCTAATAAGGCAATCTTGAGTGCTAAGTGTGATGATCTAAGAGACAGTAATACATTAGTATATTCTGCTTCATCAGGTCACACAAACAAACTTGATACCGAGTTCATTACTCATGTCAACTTGAACCCTGCTAAACCACATATTGTTATCGTCATACACCACCCAAGCGATGAGGCAGAAAAATCATGGAATAGAACAGAGGGTGCAAAAATGTACAATAGATTCACTGATTTCTTTGAACATATGAATATGCCTGAAGTAGATGGCATACAAGTTGAGAGAACAATCAGATTTGTACCTATGGATTCATACAAATATGATAGAAGTTTACGATAACTTCTTACCTACAGAGGTTTTTACGCCCATCAGAGAATATATCTTTGGTGGGCGTATGCCTTGGTATTATTCCCCTACATCTGTGATGGAAGGCGACGGTTGCCCACAATTTTCTCATGCGTGTTACATAGATGCCGAACCAATATCAGATGTTTATGGTATAATTAAACCAGTATTTGCATCATTTAATCCATTTGCTTTGCATAGAATTAAGTTCAATGCTACACCAAGAACAAAAGAGATAAAAGAAAAACCATTACATATTGATATTTCAGGTCCTCAAGATGATAAAGGCAAGTTTACTGACATACCAAACTATCATATTTGCGTGATATATTTCAATGATAACAACGGATATACATACTTTGAGGACGGACAAAAAGTAGAATCAAAGGAGAATAGAGCAGTAATATTTCCAGGCGATTTGCTTCATGCAGGCACATCATGTACAGATACAGATTTAAGAGTTGTTCTTAACATAGACTATTGTAAGTGGAATTAACATGGATTTATTTCCTACATTATTAGAAGAATATGATCTCAGGAAAGCGCCTGGATTAGATAATTTTAAAAAACATATTACAGAGAAAGGAAAAACATCAGGACATTCTTTGGCAGTGAATGGTGTTAGCAGTCATGGTGGTTGGGACCCCTTAGAAGATGAGAGTTGCCTTGATATTATGAATGTTTTTCATCAATGTATTGATGATTATAATATTAAGATAGGGAACTATCCTTCAATGATTAGTGGTGCGTGGTTTAATATATTACCTAAAGGCGGATACACAGAGAGGCATCGCCATGAGTCGAGCGTGGTAAGTGGTGCTTTTTATTGTCAACTACCAGAGGGAGATTTTGGACAATTTTTCGTGGTGTCGCCACTCAAACCATACATGATGTGTATTCATAATGTACAACCTACTCGTTATGGTGTATATGAAATGGACATACCCATTAAGCAAGATCATCTATACCTATTTCCTTCGTGGTTAGAACATGGTAGTAGAGTCAACAATACAGATGGCGAGAGAATTACTGTAAGTTTTAATACAACACCTGTGCCAAAAGACGCTTTACCCGCTGATTTTAAGAAATTTTATTATGGAAGTGATGAGGACAGTTGATGTGCTGCCGTTGAAGTTGGGAGCAGTGATGTACCCAGAACATGATAAAGTAAAATCATTATTGATTGATGAGATTAATAGTCATGGCAGTAATTATGAGTACAAAAAGGTTGACGCATACGCTAAAGGATTAGAACATTTAGATTACTACTCGCCTCTATCACAGGATAAGTATAAAGAGTTTAGAGAGTGGATAGAACTACAGGCAGAGATATATGCAAAAGACATACTTAATTACGATACATCTGATTTTCTACTAACAGACAGTTGGATAAATGTGTGTGACTCAGGTGGCAAACAATCGCCTCATTTTCATATAAATGCCGCTGTCTGTGCCTTATATTATATAAACTTTGATGATGAAGTCCACGCTCCGACATATTTTTATCGTCCTAATGATAGTATGAAATTTCCTGATTATTTTTCATATATGTTGACAAATCAAAAAGAAACAAAGTATAATTATATCAATGAAGTGGTTGGAGTTGAGGGTTCGTTGTTACTATGGCCTGCTAATACCTGTCATGGATATACAACCAACTATGCCAATAATCGTATAACAATATCCAGTAATTTGATGCCTAGATATATTAATGACGTTAGAATTGAACCTCTAACAAAAGAAGAAAGACACACTGCCATGACTACGTTTAGATCTGGTAAACTATGGGATTATCCTCTATTATAATATGGAAGTCGTAAACATACTACCAACACCTGTTGCTATCATACCTTGCCCATTCCACGACAAGGTAAAGGAAAATATATTGTCAGAGATAGAGGAGCAAGAAGTCAATAAGTTATCATACAACACCAACTCAAGAGAATTAAAACATATAGGACACTATTCTGTTTTACAAAATGATGTCAAGTTTGGTAGATTTAGAAACTGGTGTGAGCAACAGGCAGAACACTATGGAAGAGAAATTAAAGGCGATTACATACAGGAGACAGTACAAGTAACTGATAGTTGGATAAATGTGGCAGACAAAGGTGGTTATCAACACCCACATTATCATAGTAATTCATATCTATCCGCCGTATATTATGTGAACTATGATAATGAAAAACATATCAGTACAAACTTTACTAGAGAGGAGAGTCTATATTTTCCCTCGATGCCTGCTCTACAATTAATGAGAAAAAAATACACGCCTCATAATCAAGATAATGAAATTATTGTAAGTGAAGGCGAGTTATTAATATTCCCTGCACAGGTCATACATGGATATAATGATAATATAGGAGAGAATAGAATTACATTATCAATGAATATGATGCCTACAATAGTGACAAATGGCGACTATGGTTGGCGATGTGTCAATCTGAGCAAGGCAGAGAGAGAAAAGGCATTTGATACAAAAGAAAATTTAAAGTTGACAAAGGAATAATATAATGCCATAATAGGATATGGGAAACAAAATGATCTTAGTTATCATTTTTGTTTCTCGCACCCTATTATAATACTATGGATAGACTAGGTTCAAAACCGTACTCAATGCACAATCAAGGTATGAGGCCTGCCCTAAATCAAATGGGTAGAAGTGTGAGCACGGCATCAAAGTTCGGTATTGGTTTCGCTTTGGGTATGCTTTTTTATAGATTCAGTAGTGGACAGTTGAAGAAGTGGCACACAACCGATTGCATTGATACCGACCACACAGTATTATAAGTTCATGGGGCGAAAGTCGAGCGTCAGCACTGCTAGATCAGTAGTTAGTAACCCCATCTATAGAAAGGAAAGGTTTTGTGTTTGTTACCTTTCCTTTCTACCATTTACAACAAACATTATACATTATGGCATCATTAACAGAATCAAAACAGAAAGTTACTGTTTTTAAATGGACTGAGGAGTTATGCAGATGCCTAGAAGCACAGTACAGGAATTATTCATTACGCTCTGCTATGGATAATCAGGAAATGTCTGGTGCAAGTGACAGGTATCTACAAGAGAGAATAACTAAGATTGAAAATAATGAGGAGTGCATCAAGTTTACTATCACATCAGGTAAAAAGTATCACAAAATCATACAAAACGATTTTAGAAATGGCAAATATGAGAGTGCAGGCGTACACGCTTTTGTAGATAAAATGACAGGAGAGGTTTACAAACCCGCTTCATGGCGTGCTCCTGCTAAACACGTTAGATTTGATATGAGAGATCAAAACCAACGTGAGTATATGTACGCTCACTGCGACTGGGCGGGCGGTTATCTTTACATAAGATAATCCCTGCACCTCTAAATAACTAAAAAGCATAAATCATGGTTTACGATTCATTAACATCAGACACAGAGACACTTACTAAAGTTAAGTTACAACAAGTTGACCGATTGAAGAAGCAATTACAAGGGGCGATGAAAACCATTGGCAACCTTGACGAGAGATTAACTTCAATAGAGTCAATGGTTAATGCTGCCCTACTTAAACAGCAAGATGATATAAAAACTCTTATTGCAGAGGTTAATGCTCTCAAAGGTGCTCAAGAATTAGAGAAGGCATCAAGTAGATTTGACATGGACGCAAAACCCGCTCAACCAACAGGAGCGCCACCAGTTGCATAACTGGCACACTGCCCCTTGCGAGGGGTTTTTTTATTCTCTATACTATGTTTATTGAAACAAACTACACTATGAAACTTAGAGATCATCAGGCGGATATAATTCAGACTATGCAACAGAAGTGGGGTCAGATTCTTGTTCCTACTGGTGGTGGTAAAACAATGTGCATGATTATGGACGCTAAATGGCGTTTCAGTATGCCCATACCACAGACTATAATTGTTGTTGCTCCTAGAATCCTACTCGCTCAACAGTTATGTGAGGAGTTCCTAGAGCAAATTGATAATGTCGAGGTGCTTCATGTTCATAGCGGAGAGACTAACTATACTACTACCACTAATCCTAAGAAAATACAAGAGTGGCATCATAATAGTGTAAAGAATCAGTTGATCTTTACAACATATCATTCACTTCACAGAATCATGGAAGATGTTGAAGCGGATACAGTATATTATGACGAGGCACATAATTCAGTTCAAAAGAACTTCTTTGAGAGTGTCAAGAACCGCTCTAACGTCACTAGACGTAAGTTTTACTTCACTGCTACACCTAAACATCATACATCACAGGAACGTGGTATGAACAACAAAAAAGTTTATGGTCAAGTGATTGCACAAATCCCTGCCCCAGAGTTGATTGAGAAGGGTTATATCGTACCGCCACAAATCAAAACTAGAAAATTTCATGTTGGTTTCTATGATAGTGTAGAGCAGATTGATAAAGAAATGATACTTGATGCTCTCGACAATGAGGAGAGCATGGACAAAGTATTGGTCACTGCTAAATCTACTACTAATATCCACAAATTGATTACCAGAACAGATTTTCAAAATGAGTGCCATGCTCGTAAATACAATGTCATGTGGATTACATCAAAGTACGGTGCTATCATCAATGGCAAAAAGATTACACGCAAAACCTTTTTCAATTTGATGAACAAGTGGGGAAATGACCCTGACAAAAAGTTTTTATTGTTCCATCATTCTATCCTATCAGAGGGTATGAATGTGTCAGGTCTAAACGCCTGTATTCTATTGAGGAATCTTGATCTTATTACTATGGCACAAACTATAGGTAGAGTCATCAGACTACATAAAGAAGATGCACACAGAATAAGTACAGGTGCTTTGAAACCTTGTGTCAAGGGTACAGGATACATCAAACCCTTTGGCAAAATGTTCGTACCAGTTTACAATAATGTTGGTATTGGTACAGAGCGTCGCCTCAATAATGTTGTTGACACTATTTTCAACAAAGGAGAGGCACAGGTATCGCTTTCTAACAGAAAATAGACAACGATACCATTTTATAGTATAATCAAATTACCTAAAGGTCATCAACAATGCAAATTGACAAAATTAGAATCAAATGTCTCAATACTATGGAAGATCATTATGCCAAAAGAATTGAGTACTTGATTGACAAGCAGTTACTAGAGGAAGCGGAGTCATTAGTGCATGAAATGACAGTCTATGAAGAAGATTTCTTACAAGATGATCTATTCTTAGATGATTTAACCGAGTGGACTGAAACCGAATTGAAGGGCATATACTTCATAGATATAAATGATATTGAATTAGATGATGATGTTCAAGATACAAGTAGATGGACAGATAAGTGAGCAAAGAAGAACGTCAGACTAAAAAGGATTTGATGAGAATAGTTTATCCTAA